CAAATTTAATTGGCGGTGATATGTCCGATGATGGTACTGTAGTATCAAGAGCATTACAAGAATGGGGAACAAAAATAAAAGACAATAATGAAGTTTTTATTCCTGATGAATTAAAACCTGAAAACATCACTTGGAAAGCGTTTTTTAATCCTGATGCTTGGTCAATACATTTTGCTGAATATATTCCTCAAATAGCCCAATTTATTATGGGTGGAGAAATTGCATCTGTTGCTACTAAAGGATTAGCAAAAGCCGGCGGTAAAATGTTCCTTGAAAAAGCTATTGCTAAAAAAGGACTTCAAATGCTTAAATCACCAATTACGGGAGAAATGGTTGCCGAAGCTGGTTCAGGAATTGGTTTAATTGGAAAAGCTTTTACATCTGCCGGAGAACTTACTGAAGCTGGTGCTTTTTGGTCCGGCACGATAGGAGCCGGCGTAGTTAACAATTTTGCAAGTGGATTATTAAATGCATCTCAATTTGTAAATCAATATAGAGGTAAAGGAGTATATACAGATGAACAATTACAAGAAATGGCAGTTGATATAATGCAAAGAAATGCTTTATGGATGCCAGTGGAAATGGCTTCATGGGGATTAACTTATGCCGGTGGATGGAAAGGTGTTGGAAATGCATTTAGAGCCACAAAACCCATTATGAAACCCGGAGAAGAAATTGCTAAAGGTATGTTTAGCAACTTTGCTAAAACTACATCTAAATACATTAAACCTTTAGCATTACCTTCAAAAATTGCATTTGAGGGAGTTGAAGAAAGTTTACAAGAAACATTTGAAGATTGGACTCAAATTAAAGCTGAAGAAATGCAAACCGGCTATAATAAATATACAAGTTATATGGATTATTATATGTCCGATGATTCAAGAGCAACAAGAATTATATCTGCAATGGCTGGTGTTGGTGGTGGTGCATTTGGTAATATTAGAGCAGCAATTAATCAAAGTGCTGATGAAAACTTTGATATATTAAATGAAACATTAATGCTACAAAATCAAATAGATAGTGGATTTGATGAAGGAGTTGAAATGCAAAAAACACATAGGTCTAATAAATTAATGAGATTAGCATTTAATGAAAGAAATGATATTGCCGGTGGTTTTATACAAAACTCTTTAGATAAAAATTTAATAAGCCAAGAAGAAGCTGATGATTTGACTGATGAATATAATGGTTATGTTGAAGCGCAAAGCAAAGGAAAAACTCTCGGTCTTAATGTAAATGGTCTTTATAAATTCATGGAATCTAAAAAGATTATCCATGATACTAAAAGACGTATTAAAGATGCTCAAGAAAACTTTAAGATTAAAAATCAAGCGATGCTTGAAGAACCCGGATTGTCTGTTGATGAAAAACTTATTTTAGAAAAAAAACAAGAAGAAGAATTAAAAATATATCTAACAGAACAATTGAAACATATTGCTTTTGCTGAAACTAACATAGGTAATATTCTACAAGGTAAAAAAGCAGAAATTAGTCAAGTTAATTCAACTGTTTCAGATTACTTCATAAAAAATGAAGGTAGAAAATTTGGAGAACAAGAAGTAATTGAAACACAAGTTCAAGGATTGTCTGATGAAGATTATAATGATTCATATGTAAAAACTGATGAAGAAATATTTGCTAAAAATAAAAAGGCTTTAGAGCCTAAAAAAATAACTTTAAAAGGTAGAGCTTTAGATTTATTTGATAAATTGAAAGACAGCACTTTTAATAAATTATTTAAAAAGGATTCTCAACCAGAACAAAATATACCTGCAGAAAAACAAAAAAATGTTATTGTAACTCCAGATGAAGCTTTTAGTAAAGATAAGGCTTTTTCTGATTTTGTAAAAAAATCCAATGAGGATGATTTTAATAATTTTGCTAAATTGGAAGATGATATGAAGCAAAGTTATTTCTCTAATTACAATAAGCAAAACAATATGGAACCAAACAAAGGTTCTAATGTAAATTCTAATCCTGATAATGAAAAGGAATTATTAGATAGGAAAGATGTTTTAGAAAAAGAGCTTGAAAGTATTAGCGATGATAATAATCCGCGTATTGAAGAAATTGATAAAGAATTGACAGAGATTGAAACAAAATTAAAACCTGTTGAAACAAAAAATAAAACAGTAGAACCAAAATCTGTTTCTGCCAATTCTAATATAGAAATTGATGAATTAGAATCGTCTGAAATTACTGATACGTTAGAAGCGGTTGATATTGCTACCGGAAGAAAAAAAGCAAAATTAAGTCAATTAAAATCTGTTGCTAAGTTTTTAAATGAAAATCCAATAGAGGAAATTCGTAAAAAAAACAAACCAACAGAAAAAGAAAATATTGCTAAAATTATTTATAAAAAGTATAAAAAAGAAATTGATGATTTAATTGATCAACAAGAGCTTACCGAACAAGAAAAGAAAATAGTAGAAAGAAAAAGTTCTACTAAAGAAAAATTGTCCGATAATAAAAACAATATAGATGATGTTGTTTTTGATAAAAATAAATCTACAGATGATGATTTAATGGAGAGTTATGAAGAAAAGAAAACTAAAGAAAAGAAAACTAAAGGAATGAAACAAAAATCAGATACAGATGATGATGTATCAATTCCTACACATGATGTCCTTAGAACTCAATTGCTTTATGCCGAAAAGAATGCTTCTAACATAGATAAAACTAAATTAGAAATAGCACAGTCTAATTACTATGAATACATAAAAGCCAAACATCAATATGGATTGAGAGTTGGAGATAAAATGTATGCTATTAGTAATAGATTAAAAGTATTGTTTCCAAATCAACAAATCAATGTTTCTCTTGTGGATAACATGATTGATGCTATTGGAATAGATAGTGTCGGATATGCTTTAGGAACCACTATTTATTTAACTGAAGATGCATGGAATAATAGTGAAACATTTATGCATGAGCTTATGGGCCACGTATATTATTCAGCCGGATCTAATGAACCAATTGTAAAAAAGATAACAAACATAGGTATCAAAAGAGGTTTGTATAAGGAGATTAGAGAAAACTATCCAGAGTATGTATTAATTAAAGATGCCGATGGAAATGTAAACACATTGGGTAATATTTTAATTGATGCCGGTAGCATAGATCCTAATACTGCTTCAATAAGAACTCTGGAAGCTATGTTAAATGAATTAAAAAAGGATGGATATGTAGAATTGCCACAAGAAGAACAATCGTTTATTACAGAGGAAGTTTTTGCCAGAACAATACAATCTACCGGAACTAAAAAGTTTGATAACTTCTTTAATGCACAAGATAAAATTGCAACTAAATCTTTTTGGAATTGGTTTACAAAATATATGTCTAATAACTTAGAAAAAGATAAAGATAAAGTTAATTATGATAAAATCATAATGGATTCTGAGAATGGTAAATATTTCTCTGATGATGAAATAATGGATGCTTTTGTTAAAAGTTTTCCAGAAGAATTTAATAAGAAACAAATCAACTACGGTTCCGGTGAAAGACTTTCATTCTTAGGCATGAAAATGAAAAAGAAAGTTGATGAACAAAAAGAAAAAAATACCATAAGAAAAGAAATAGATAAACAATTAACTAATGCTTATAAATCAGGTGAAAATGTTTTATCTATTCCAGAAAAAAATGAGAATGAGTCTATTGAAGATAATCAATATTCTTATGAGCAAAGACAAAGCATTTATGAGGAAAGCTTACAACAAAAACTTTTAAAAGCCACTAAAATATTAGATAACTTCGTTAAAAGTTATAATAGAATTTCTCGTAAAATTAATTTTCAAAAAGAAGAAAATGTTGAAGGAATTTTAGATGGTGTTGTATTTAAAAATGAAATGTCATTGTTAGCAAGAAATTCCGACAATTCAACTGATTTTATATTTATACTTGAAAATTCAAAACTTCAAGAAATGCAAGCTTTTATGGAATGGATGGATTACGCATTCAAACCAAATACTAAATATGCCATATTAAGCCAAATGCAAGCTATTTATTCAAACCTTGAAGATCATTCCGGAATGAAAACATTCTTAAAAGAGAATGGTGAAATAGTGCTTGAAACAGCTCTTTCTAAAAATGAAATGAGTCAAGTCGATTACATAATGGGACGATTAAGTGACTTTAGACAAGGCTCTATTGATGTAGCAAAAAGAAATAATCAAAATCCTTTAGAAACGCAGGTTCAAATAGAAAGACAAAATTACCATTCAAAAAAATGGAAAGAGTTTGTTGCTGCTATAAATGATTTAAAAAATAATACTAATGTAGATGAATCATTGAGAATCATTTTAAGAGCGTTGGGAGATACAAGTTATATAAATTTAGGAGAATTGGCTAAAAATGGTCAATTGGTAATAGGTAATAAGCAAATGCCTATATATGCTGTAATTAAAAACTTTGTCGATAAGGATATGCACCTTACTAAAGAAGGTAATTATGCCGGTAAAATATCTCCAGTCAATTTTAGACCTCTTATTCAAGCAATAGTAAACACAAATAGAAGATATCGTTTTGATAGTATTGTTAAAAATGCCGAAGGTAATAATACTCCTGTTAAAGCAATTGGAAGTACTTTAACAAGAGAGTTAAAAGAAATGAAATCATTTTTAGGAACCAATAAAAGTTTAAATACTTTTCTAAAAAGATATTCAGGAATTCTTGCTAAAAAAGGTATAGAAAATCAACTTTTAGTCGATATATATAACTTTTATAAAAAAAATGGAACATTCCCAGAGCTGATCCAAGATTTGGGTATTGAAGTTCAAAATAAAGAGTCAGGAACCTTATTTAAAGAATCAAGTTCAAATGAACAATTCTTACAAGGATTGAATAGATTTTTAATTTCTAAAAATGATACTTATCTCCAACAAATACAATTATTTGGAGACAGCCCAAGAGCATTCATGCTTTCTACCACTAAATATAAAAATTCAGATATAGATAAACACCTTAAATCTGTTTATCAAATTTATAAAGAGAAAGGTGGTGAAAACATAAGTTTTAATAAATTTAAACAAAGCGTTTATAATATTCAAAGTCATGTTGATTTTCTAAATGATAATGCCAATCAATTATTTAAATATGCTCCATATAAAGCATTGTTTTCTAATGTAAATGGTAAATTAACATTAAACCAAAAAGGAATAGATGAATTAAGTAATTATGTAGCAAACTCAACAATTAACTCAATGTTCTTGTCTGATGTATTAACACCAAATGTTCCATTTAAAAAAGAAACAAAAGTTGGTAAAAACTTATCATCACCAGGTTTTGTATTTGATAAAAAACATAAGATTGGAACTATTTTCGTTGCCGATCCAAATAAAGATATGGATGGGCAGCAATTCATATTAGAAGAAGATGCCCAAAAATGGGGATTAACTGCCGGAAACATTATGGATTTAGGAAATGGATTCAAGTTCCTTAATCACTCCATAGAAAGAGATAATCAACATCTTAAAGGAGTTAATCAATTGAAGTCATATACAATTATACTTAATGATGATTATGTTGATCAAAATCCTAAATATAAAGGACTTTATGAATTGATGAAAAAGGAAAAAGCAAAATATGAACAGTGGTTTAAAAAGACTTATCCAAATAAAGAAATTACCAATGTTTTAAATGATGGCGAAGAACACCACACCGTAATAGCTACAACAGAAGGTTCTGTAAAAACTAATACAATTCCTTCTCGTTTAGGTAGTGTTGATTTTTATACAAATAATGGTGATGGAGTTAAAACAAGCCCATTTACATTAGATGCTTTAAATCAAAGTACTGTAGATGCTGAGAAGTACTTAAACAGATTAAACTATAACAATCGTGGAAACTTTGTTGGAATAAAAGGATCTGATTTAGAAGTTCAAAATAAAATGGATAAGATTACTAAAAGTGTTCAAACTCCAATTCAGTTAATTGACAATATTTTAACTTCTGCAGGAAGTTTAGATATGGAGATTGCTGAAAAAATTCAAAGTCTCTTTACTTCTTCCATGCTTGAAAAATTTAGTGAAATTACTAATAAGCTTGATAAAAATGATCCTGAGTTTTTAGAAAACTTTGTCCTTAAAAACATGAATAGGGATGAAATGGATCAAACGCAAAGATTCTTAATCGAAAATATTGGAATATTTGGACCAAGAGTAAATACTATTGTAAACAATCAAATAGCAAACTCATTAAAGAAAGCCGGTAATAAATTGCTTACCAATGGTACATATGCTCAACCTAAATCAGATTCAGGATATTTATCTAAAGATTACCATACAAGTAAAACCGGACCTTCTAAATTAGCAAATTATGGAATAAATAGCGATGGAACCACAAGAGAAATGGAAGCTATTTTACCGGCTCATATGGAAACTGATGGTATTAATAAAAGAATGATAATTGCATTAGACAATACTGCCGGAAAAATGGCTATTAAAAATTATAGACATGCTCAATCTAAAAAGAATAATGCTAAAATAGATGAATTAGAAAAACAGGGCTATAAAGATTTAATTCCATTATATTATGCTGCCATTGATGAAGCTAAAAAAAGACATTCAAAAGCAAATGATGAAAATATAAATGATTATGTATTTAATGCTTATGATGATAATGGGAAACTTGTTGGATATTTTGTAAAAGGAGATACTGTTGTTGCTACACGCGTACCATCACATGGTCCATCTTCTACAATATGGTTAGAAGTTATTGATTTTGATAAATCAAAAGGTAATCAAATTACTGTTTCCACTAAATACAAAGATATTACTGGTGGTGATTATGACGGTGATGCATTATTTATTCAATCAAAAACAAATAGTAATTCTAAGATTAATACAGCTATACAAATGTTACAAGATTTATGGCTTAGTCCAGAATACCATAAATTGATAACAACAAAATTAGACTTTGTTGATGAAACACAAAAAATAACTGATGATGTTAATGCAAAGTTTAATAGAAAAAATGAAATTATTATTCCTGGAACTCCAAAATCATTCATGAAAAATTTTGATGATTACATTATTGCTAATAGAAATATTGGTTCAGGATTTAATTTGCATAAAATTTTAGGATTATTGTCGGCTTATGATACTGAATATAAAACAGGTGTTAGCATTAATGGTAAATCATTTAAAATATTAACCAATAAACAAGATAATGGTTTACATGGTGATGGAATAGAAAGTAGAAATATGAAATCTGCAATCTTAGCAAACATTATCTTGGATAATAAAACTTGGCAACAAGCTAATGACTTAGGAATAAATGATAATACTATAGTTGTTGTATCTCAATTAACAAACCTTGGAGTTCCATTAAAAGATATTTCATTTATAATGAATCATCCAATAGTTAAAAAAATGAGTGATAAACTCGATAATGGAAAATCAGAATTATTGGAAAATGTAAATCCTTTTACTATTACAGATACTTTGAAAGTTGGAAATAAAAAAGCTGGTTTAACAATAATATCTGATCCGACAAATAAAGAGTTTTATAGTGATGCAAATGCTAATGCAATATTGGAAATGTTTAAATATTTAGGTAATGCCAATAGCCAATTACAAAAAGCAATTAAAATATTGTCTGGACATAATAAAATAGAAAATAACCCATTGTTGTTAGAACAACAAATAAGTGATTATTTAAGTTTTATGAATAATAGCTTAGAAGGTCAAGAATTCATTATTAAAGAGAATGTAAAGAATAATCCAAATAATAGAAAATTCTTGACTGTAGCTCAAAAAACACTTGATACTTTAAAGAAATCAAGCTTTTATTATCATCCAAAAACAATAAAGCTACTTGAAAACATTAAAGATTCAATTAGCTATAATGGATTGACAGATAAAAGAATTTATTCTTTGACAAAAAATATTGAAACATTTATGAATTCCAGATTACTCGGGATGAATAATATTTCAAAATCCATGTATGATCAAGTATTAGATAAAAATCCTTTGTCGGAAGAAAGTGTTTATAATGAACTTAGAGATCATATAAAAGACATTAAAAAAGAAAAAAATGGTTATGGGAAATTCAAAAGCAATTTACTATTATCAAAAGCATTGATATATAATTTTTATGGAGATAATAAATACATATCTATCAATCCATCTTTCTTTAATGATTCCTTAAGTGATAAAGAATACAATCAGGTTCAAGAAGAATTTAATCAATTACCAGATAGACTGCAAAAAAGACTTTTAGTTTATGATATTATTAAAAATGGATTTTCTTCTCCATATTCATTAACTCCAATATTTGGGTTTTATAATGAAGCTATGGAGTTTAAAAGAAAAAATCAATACATTGATAAATCATCCGGTAAATATGATGAAATATCAAATAGTGTAATTGATAGACTTCAAAAAATATTGACAGATTATGCTTTACTAAATGAAAGATCAGGCGTTCCAGAATTAGAACTTACTAAAGAACAATATTCAAAAAATAAATTAGAAACTGTTTTAAATAAAATAGAAACTAAACCAACTTTAATTAAAAAAATAAAAGATAAAAAGGCTTTTTATGTTAAAGTAAAATCCGGTAATGAAAGTTCAATTGTAAAGATTGAATCTATGACTGATGAAGATTTTGAGGTTTTAAGTTATATGAATAGAGGTCGATTTAAAGAAGATCATAGAAGAAAATTATTATTAGAAAAAGTCCAGGAATACAAGCCTGAAAATATTAATAATGATAATTTAAATATTCATATAGCATCTATTAAAGATAAATCTATTGAAGATCCTTTTTTAAATTCATATAGTAACTTGTTTAAAAAAAAAAGTAGTTCCCCAATTAGTGGAATGAAGCAAAAAGCATACATTAATTATTCTGATGCTAAAGTTTTATCACAGAATGAATTTAATGATGCTATGGAGTTTAATAAAAATTATTCTGATACGCAGAAAAAAGCTGCTTATTTATTGTATCAGGAAAATAAAGATAAAGCTAATAAAATAGCTTTAAATTATACTCCAGACAAAGTTTCTAAGATGCCAACGGATAAGTTATTTAATGATTTTCAAATCTATGGAAATAAAGAAGCTTTTTCTTATTCTATTATTACAACTCCAATAGTTACTGAATTGGCTAATAGAATGGCTCAGGAACAAGTTAAACTTACCGGGATGAATGAAGATGGTAGTGATATAAAAGCTATAACAGCATGGATGCAATCAAATAATATACCATCAAATCATCCGGCTACACAAGCATTGGTTAGAGAGCTCACTTTAAAATATAGAGATTTTCAAAACGAAAAAAGAAATTATACCGAAAGAATTTCAAAAGCTACAAAAGAGTTGTATAAATCAAAATTTGGTTTTGATCCAACAAGCAACAGTATTAAAAATACTTTTAAAAAAATTACAAATTTCTTTTTTTCAAATAGAAAAAACTTATACCAACATCTATATGGAAATTTAGTCGAATACTTTGAATATACTGATGATTTTACTAATGAAGTAAAAAAAGATTTTAAAATGAAATCTTTGGGCCAATTAGATTATGAACATACAAAAAATTTGATATCTGATGCCGAATTTGAGTTTGCAAAAATATTTCACGAAACAACAGATTCTTTAAAAAAATACTCTATTGGAGATAAGCAAGGTCGAGAAGGATATATTCCTCATGTTGCCATGGGTACATTTGAGACACTATACAATCAAGGATTATTAGGTGTTTTAATAAATTCTAAAACAGAAGATGAAAGATTAGGTGATGTTAAGCTATTTTTTGCAGAAGATGGTGAAATGGTTTTAATGCCATTTAGTGATATTAAAAATCATTTCATGTCTCAATCAGGCAATTTTGAAAACACAAAAGATTTCATTACCTTAAAATACAAAGCAATGAAATTACTTAAGAAAGGACAAAATGAAGATGGTACTCAAATTGAATATTCTGATGTAGAAATAAAATCAGCAATAGGTCAATCCGGGTTAATGAATAGATTTAGTAATCAAAGAAGTAATAAAGCTATAATGATTCCTTCAATGGATTTACATAAAGCATTGACACAATATGTTCATAGCACATTATTTGTTAATGGTAATGATAAATTTGAAGGATTTAAGAAGCTTTTACCTCTTGTTGATGGTGTTCTATCATACAACCAAAAAAGAAGCTTTGATAACATAAATAAATACGTTAAAACAGTATGGAAAGATTACTTCTTTACCGGTAAAAAACAAGAAACTTTTGGTAAGCTTGGTGATCAGGTATTAAAAAAATCTGTATTTGCCAACTTACTATGGATACTTGGATGGAAAGGACTTGTAATTGGTAAAGGTCTTTATGCAATTAACAATGTTGTCAATGGTAAATACATGCATATTAAAAATACCGGCAATTGGATTAAAGGTGAAAAAAGATATTGGGGATTGGATCAAAGCATTTTAAATCCTTTTGATATTATCAATCGGAATAAAAGAGTAAATAATATTCTTAAAAATATGAACATGCTCGATATAAATATATACGATGATGTTCAAATAACGGAAAGCGGTGAATTGGATAATTTCGTTAGCAATTTAGCATTGATGCCTATGACGTGGAGTGAACATTGGATTCAAAATGTACAGGCATTATCAATACTTACAGATGAAGAATTTGATAGTTTTGATGAAAATGGAAACTATAGAAAAGGTTCTATTCCAATTAGCAATCAAAGGATATTAGAAATAGAAGAAGAAATAAGAAGAAGTCAAGGTAAAGGATATCAACCAACAGACCAAAGAATGATTCAAATGTATTCTTTTGGTGAAGCAATCATGCAGTTTAATAGATTTATTCCAACTATGTTTTGGGATCGATTTGCTAAAGAAGATATCGATATATATGGCAAAAGACATATTGGAACATTGCGAGCTGTTGGTAATGGAATAAGAGAAGCTGTTGGTAAAATGAATCCTAAAGAATTTATAAATTATAGAAATTCACTTCCACCAGAATTAAGAAAATCATTTGATTCCGGTTTAAAAGGTATCGGCATTAGCACACTGGCATTAATTGTAGGATCACAAATGAATAGTGATGTAGCAAATGAATTGTATAAAGATTCTAATTATTATAATAATGCAAATCATTTGCTTTATAAGTCTATACCATCATTAGCCAGAACCGTTACAGGCATTAAATAAAAAAAAAGCCGGATAATTAAATCCGGCTTTCTCATGAAATAAAGGAAAAAAGTATAAAGTACAAGAGCGAACAAATATATGCAATTATATTAATTTGACAATATATTGATTAATATAATTTATATAATTGTTTCTTTCTCTCACAAAATCCAATAACGTCTTAGTTTTGAATTTAATAGTTCTAACCGCTTTACCGGCATCAGTAAATAGAAATCTATTTGGTGTAAATGTGTTTGGAAATAATGATACAGCTAATCCAGAATTTCTTACAGGAATAGGAACTACTTTATTTACATAGATATTATAAAGATTCATTACAATGCTTTGGTTTATAGGAAAAGTTGCATACGAATTGAAACTTCCTGAAAACTGAGCTGCAATTGCCGGTGGTTTTACATCTACAAAACTAAAATGATAACCATCCTTTTCATTTGCTAAAAAGAATGTATTGTATTTTAGTCTTTCTTCAGTTATAACTTCGTAAAATATGCTTTCAGCCAATTTGGTCCAATAAATTAAAAAATCAGGTTTATAAGTATGCTTTCCAATAAGCTTACGATCAGATTCTTTAATGATTCCGGTTTTTGTAATCTCTTTAATTTTTTTTATTTTAATTTCTTGATTAATTTCAAATGGAGTTATCTCTTTTTCTTTTTTAAAAGATAAAATATAACCTTTGTCCTTTAATTCATTAAGATACCACTCAAAGTAATCTTCAAAAGTTGGTTTGTTTGGAGACATATTAAAAAGTATTAATATTTGAATCGATTTCCCAATATTCAATTTCTTCGTCTTTTGCTATTGCAAAAAATATTTCATGTTCCAGTGCTTTAATTGTGTAATAAGAGCTTGTTTGATCAACTTTCAATTTATCAATTTTAAGTACATTACTAAATGCAGAAACAAATTGTTTTATGAATTGGAAATCCATATAATAGTTTGCTTCTTTGCTTTCAGGTGGATTTTTAAACTGAATAGTTTTTAAGATGTTTATAACATCTATAACATTAAAACCTTCTAAATAATTATAAAGGTTTTTTTCGTAACCAGATCCTTTGATAAATAAAACATCTTCATCTTGATTGTATTCAATTAAAGATTTTTTTGTTAGCTCTTCCCAATAAGAAATTGGAAATACTTTACCCTCCATATAATTAAGTATTTCATATACTTTTTTTTGTACTTCTTCATCCTTTTCTGAGGATAAGAATAAATCTTCAAGATTACAAACTGCAATAGTTCTTGTAGTAATAACTACTGCTGATTTGTTTAAAATAATAACACCTTTTTTATAACTAAGGTTGTTGTCTAAAGAAGTTGCAGGCAATAATTTATGTATGCCTGGAAATTGTAACTGTACCATTTTTTTGTTATGATTTAAAGTTAATAATGAAAATTAAATAGTTGGCTAATAAATTAATATTAGCCAACTATAATTTAATTTAGTCAAGAATACACCAATCTTCAGAAAGCATATCTGTTTGAGATGCTAACCATCCATTTACAATTGTTCCATCAGCAGCTTTCATACAAAGATAAGGAGTAAATTTTACCTTTATATCTTCTGGACTTTTACCATTTTCTTTTTCATTTATTGTAAAAGCAAATTGACTAATATAATAATCTTTTAAAGATTTTGGTAATGATTTTACTTTATTGATTATAAAATCAACTGATAATTCATCCGCAGGTCTTTCAAAAATAAACATTCCTTTACCGTTCCAACCGTCTCTTGCAACTCTCTTACCTTCTTTTAAGGCTTCAATTGCTTGTCCAAAATTTAAATTTGTTTTCATAATATTAAGATTATGGGTTTTAATTATACTGCGCCCAAACAGTTTTTAATTTTAAAAATTTTCAAGAGTTTCTTTTAAATATTTAAGTCTTGTTTCGATATCTGTAATTTCAGCATTTCTACGTTGTAAAATATTTTGACGAATGATATGTACCATTTCATTTTGTTCATGTGGTTCATATCCTAAAATATGTTTCACCATAGAATAAGCATCATTTTTATATGGTGATATTTTAGGATCAATAACATCAACTTGTCCTTTTTTTAAATCTTGATTTAAATTTGGTTCCATAATATTAAATTGTGGATTTTACAAAGCCCATCCAAGGCTGATTTATTTATATAATTGCGGTTATTTGAAATTATGTTCTATAAACGAAGTTGACTTCGTTTATAGAGATGTTATGTGCAAGGCTCAAAGAACTCGCACTTCAATACTGGTTTAGTCGGTGATAATTTACACCGTTTATCCATCCAAAATTTTTTCATACATATTCCCGTCTTTTTAAATGTGTGGTCGCTTTTATAAGATTGGTGTTTACAATTCAAACAAAGCCCTGCACATAACAAGCGGTTAGCGTCATTGCCGAGTTTTTCGGGTATTAAAGATTCGTATTTCATATTAAAATTATTTTTAAGTTAAAGTCTCGTGTTTCAAAGTCGGCAACGAACGCCAACCGCCAAACCGTTAACAGATATGGTATGAAGTAGATACAGCATACCATATCATAACTTTAATTATTAAAAAGCCAATTTGATTTTTCTGTGCTTTTAAATTCTGCTAAATATTTTTCAAATTGCTCTCTCTCACAATCTAATATTTCTTTAGCATCAATTGAATGCGAATAATCAATATTATCTAAAGATTTTAAAGTAAATAACATATTATCCTCCCATTTTACACCTTCAATAGATAATAAAATTTCGGCTCTAATTTGTCTTTGATAAACAATTTGATACATACTCCACCATTTCTTAAATCTATTTTCTAATTCTTCTTGTTGTGAACATTCTAAATTAGAAGCATCACTTTGAGAGTCAAAAAATAATTCTAAAGGATTTAATTTAGCTTGAACTTCATTTGCATTAATTACTGATTTATTCATAATATTTTTAGCAATTATCCTTGCAATCGGGTTTAATTTATAATTTGTATTTTATGTTGCTAAATTGTCAAGTAAATTGATCATTAAACTTGACTTTTAATTTTTAGAATTTAACCAAACCACTTATCATAAAGTGGATTAAATATATCATATAATTCGTTTAATTTAGAACGTATTTTTCTAATTTTTTCAAAATCATAATTTTTTTTGTCATTAATATCTGAATGATGTAATGACATTTCTTCATATTTTGAAATTTCTGCTTGTAATTTTAACATTCTAAGAAAATCTGTTTTTAAAGAATTTAAACTCATATAATTGTGTTTTTATAATACCATTTTAAATTGTCCTTTTTTATCTTTTAAAATAACTTCCGGGCATGGATATTGTTTTTGCATTAAAGGAATTAAAAATTGTTTATCAAAACCGGATACAATATCACTAAGCTCTTCCCAATTTTGCATTTTCCAATATTTAACTCTATTTGATTGTTCAATTATTGGTAACATCCATGTTGGTACATCAAATATTTGTGTAACAATCGGCCAACCATGATGTTTAAATGTCCTTATAAATCCGCCATAATCTCCTAAACTTTTAATTGGAGCTACTATAAGATAATTGCTATTTCTTGCCGATACTTTTTTACGCCATAATACTACCATCATTGGAAATTTCAATTTATCATATTCAGTTCTCCAAACAGGAATAGGTTCTCTATTTATAAAATCTTCGAGTTCTTTATCCCATCGTTCATTTAATTCTTTTTGAAATTGAGATTCCATTGTTATTTTATTTTATATTGCTATTGATATTTTAATTAAACTTTCAGCATTAGCTTCTACTAACTTTTTTGCTACTAATGGAACAACTGAATTTCCTATTTGTTTTTTTTGTTCTGTTTGATTTCCTTTAAGTATATAATCTTTTGAAAAGCCTTGAATTTCTTTCAGTTCTTTTATTAATAACATTCTCATTTTGATATCAATAATACCATAAATAGCCATAAACTCCTTAATCTTTATGGTCATTTCAGAATCATCCTCAAACACTGCAATTGCAATTCTTCCTTGTTCTGCTTCAACAAGATATGGAGGTCTTTTATCCATTCTTGCAATCAAAGTGAATGCAGGACGTTCTATGCTTCCACCAGCAGACTTATATTGCGGATTAAGAAGATAGTGCTGTTTTCTTGATGCTAAAATAGTGCCGTGTGGTTCATCTATCGATTTACCAACGTTACTAAATTGCGTGTCCATTACCCAATGCTCAGCCGTTACAAAATTATGTTTTGGCGTTGTTGTAACTGTCCCTGCTGGATAATCTATTGAAGTACTGTCAGAATTAGAATAACTCATCATTAAATAAGAGATTTTTGATATTCGATCCTTTGTTGTTAATGTTTGAGCAGGTAATTCAACTTCTCTATTTGTGCCATTTCCGTAATAAGACGACAGAAAATGTGACTGAACGAATGCATGATGATCTGATGTGGTTATAGTTCCAGCGGGAAGTTCTATATCTGAAACCTTTCCTTCAGGTCTGCCGGAATAGTATTTTTTTATAAATGCAGCTTTCACAATTCCAATACGTCCTTGTGTGCTAATAGTTGGGCATGGTTCATCAACTCCTGGTGGATTATGATGTCCTGATTGATTTATTGAATTGTACTTTAAAATCCATTTGTCCTTTCCACCTGCAACAAACTTTACTAATCCGGCATGTATTCTCTTTAATGTCGCATCTGAAAGTGGAATTTTTCTATCAAATATA